GCGTTTATGACCGAGCCCGTAAGGGTTCCGCCTACAAACAGTCCATCAACATATAGGGCATCAAGGTGGGTTGTGCCTCTTTCTGATCCTACGGACATTTATCCCACCTCCTATTAAGTTGTAGACCTTATACACCAGTCAGGGTCGATTACCCCGACACCAAAAAGCATCCTGGCTTTGTAGGTTATTTTGTCGTATCGGAAACTCGAATCCGGAAGGTTGGAACCTTTCACGTCCTGGATACTCAATTCGGGCGGGGGTCCGATAACCTTCTGGAACTTCAAACCATTGGCCCACTTCGACTTCAGGACGTACCACACCGAATCGCTTGACAGGTAGTAGGAAACCACTATGTTCAAGCTGGATTTCAGCACGTTGATGTCGTTGTTCGCGGACCCCGGAATTAGCGTGGACTGCAAGAGCCTCCGCGCTTCGAACTCCAGGTCGGGCGGTACCAACAGGGTGTCCGGTACAAGACCGAGCTTCACCGTTGAACCGTCCGCCGCAGTGGTGGTCTGCTCCTTGAACTCTTTGACAACGGTCTCCAGGTTCGTCCGGTTCAAAGTCCGCGTCGAACCCGTCGCCGTGGTGTTGGTGGTAGTCTCTATAACCTGCGCTATCTGGTACTCCACGTTGCGTGCGAGGTCGTCGCCCAGCATCGCCCCGAGGCGCGCAAACTCAGAAAGTTTCGCGTACCGTATCATCTCATCGGTTACGGAAATCAGGCCACCGTACTTCCGGTTGGTGATAGTCACGGTAGACTTCTCATCGAGCATCATTTCTGGGTACTCGGAGCCTTCCGGTACGATCTCGTTCATGTCTCGTAGCGGCTTCAAGCCTCGGTATGTCTCACTTTCCCTGTTTGATGTGACCGTGTCGCACAGCGAGAACAGGGGCTGCGGCACATCCGCATAGGCCGAAAGCAGTATGTCCTGGTAGTCACTCCTCAGGAGGCTTGGAAAATCTCCCGTTGTAGAGGCTTCATGGAACTTTATCTCTTGATTGAGGGAGTAATCGTCGTATCCCTCCGCTGCTAGTAAGTGCATTTTCACCTCCAACAAAAAAACCGCCCGGAGGCGGTCAGTTGTCGTTTAGTTTTTATTAGTGATCAGGCGTGGAAGCCGCCGACACCCATAAGGTAGAAGGGAATCAGCTTCACGCTCACCCTTTCATCGGTCGAGCCCGAACGCTTGACGCACACCCCCAAAGCCGTGCCGCCTTGGGTCTCCATGACTTCGTTTGAAGCCTCCGCGCCGTCCGCGTACACCTGGTCGCCGAGGTCTATAACGTCGGTCGTGGTGTCTTTATCGAGCTGCACCACGCACTCAGTCGCAACCGCGCCCATCGACCCGGCTGCCGTGGTGTCAATCAAGACACCTATAAACGCGTTGGTGTTCTCGGTTCCGGCGTTGGTGTTGGATGCAAGCCTCGCGCCCGATCCCGTTGATAAGTAGATGAGGTCTCCGGCGGTGCCGGCTTCGCTCATCATCAAGTCCGGGAATATCCCGGTGTCGTACTGTTCGATGGTTGACATACTCCCACCCCCTAAGCGTGGAAGCCGCCGACACCCATCATGTAAAACGGCAAGAGTCTCACCGATACATAAGTGTCAGCCGTCGAAGACTGCTTAACGCATACTCCGAGCGCGGTACCACCTGCTACGGTACCGACCTTATTGCTCGACTTGGTTCCGTATATCATGTCGCCAGCCTCGATCTTGTTTGTCGAAGCGTGCTTCTCCAGCTGCACGACCGTGTCAGCCACCACCGCGCCGTAAGAACCCGCAGCGGTTGTGGAAGCCAGCACCCCGACGAACGCATTGGATACGCCCGTACCCGTCGAAGCTCCGTCGTAAGGCTTTCCAGAACCAGTGTCGAGATATATCAAGTCACCGGCAGTCCCCGCCGATGCCATTAAAACATGGGGCAGTACCTTGCCAGTGTACTGTTCGATTGTTGACATTATTCACCTCCCGCGCTTATCACGCGTTTACAGGAAATTTCTCTTGTAACCCTTTTCGCCGGGCTTTGGCTTTTCCGCGTCGCCCGAGGGGGTATCGTTCTTTTTCTCGGCGGGAGCCTTCTTCATGGCTTCGAGAAGCTTCTCGATCTTCTCGGGCTCCTCATCCTTGAGAACTTCCCTCAAATGCTCGGGAACTTCCTCAAGCACTTTCTCTCTCTTCTCTTCCTTTATGCTCTCTTCCATGGTTGACATCTTGTGTTCCCTCTCTGCTGCAAGCCATGTGGCGTAGTCTGCCTTGTACTTCATATCGTCCATCTTGTACTTCATTTCGGCGACCAGCCAAGCGGCCATGTCTTTATCTTCCTCTGCCATATTGGTGTCCTCCAATTCCTCGTCTTCCTCCATGTCCATTGTCACGCTTGCCACCATCCGGGTTATCTCTCCCCCGGCGGCAGCCTCGCAAACAAGGTCGGTGGAGTAGAACTTGTCAAATGATTCAGCTATCATTCCCTTCCTGTTGTCCACCACACCCCGCACGGCTTTACCCTTCGCGTTGATGGAAAGCTGCACCAGGTTGGGGTTGGCTTGCGCGAGTTTTATAGCGTGTTCCGTCCGGGGAGTCTCGACCATGTTTAACACAGCGTGGATTGAGCCGTCAGACTCCTGATACACACCCTCGTACCAGCCAGCCATGTCGTCTATCGTCCGGCTCCCCCGCTCTTTGATTTCGGATTTCGTTTCGTGGTCGATGTAAGCCCTTTGGCCCTCCATCAACTCGGGTATCTGAGCCAACACGCCCTCGCGGTAATAAAAGTTGTTCTTCGACCATCCGGGCCTTATGAGCCTGACGGGCACTGTGTAAACGCCCCTTGACTCATCGTATGCCGGAGCCTCTAGAAATGAGGCGTCCAGCCAGTAGGAAGCTTCCGCTTCTTCACCCTTCCGGGTGACGTTTTCCGCGTAGTCCCCCACTCCCGCGCTCTTTGCCGCCGCCCGGAGCTTGGGCATGGCCTTGTCACCGAATGGACTTTGAGGTGCCCTGGCCAGGGCGTTGCGCAGGTGGGGTAAATCGATGCTGCCGTCGGCGTCTTTGTACGGGAAGTGCCTCTTTGAACGCGGGGTCGTCTTCCCGTCTTCGTCTTTGTCGCCCGCTTCGACGTATGCAAAGCTTGAGTCGGGCAGGTCGTTTATGTACGCGGTTGTCCATTTCGACTCCCTGAATACCGCCTCCTGCAAATTGTCAACCTTTCTTGCCGCTGAATGAGCCGCCGCAAAAGCGCGTGACTCATCTTTTGTCTGCTTGAACACATTGTTGAAAGCCAGCATGAAGGCTTTCTGCGCCTTGTCTGAATACTTCTGTTTTATGTTTACGGGTAGGTTTTCAGTCGAGTCGTAAGGCATTGGTTACTCCTGTGTATAAACAGGGGCTGGCCCGTGGGCCCAATCGCCGAAGCTATGGGGGAGTCGTATCCACGGTGCTATTCTCGGTCAATTCCGGCAGCCCCAAAATTAGTTACATTCCCCGAGTTCCGCTCATTACCAATTCCTCATAATAATCGTAAGGAAGGATTATCTCATCTTTCCTTTTGCTAGTGCCGTAACGGATAACTCGACCGTGAGCTCCTATTTGTTTCTTGATGCGAAGCCACGTACCAGCTCCAAACTTCGCATTTTTAACCCGATGATTCACTATAATTCCTCCATTTAGTCTTTCCGACTTTCGCCACTCATTAGCTTTAATAAAAAATTCATCTTTAATGAAGCCAGCGGTGATATCTTTCGCCTTCTGCAAAAGTACAATGAGCAGTTATGCGCACTCGTCGCTCACTCATGCACACGGTTTCCCTAAATATCTCCTCCGGAATCCAAAATTCGCACTTCTCCCTGATGCACTTGATGGGAGAACCATTCCCATCCCTAGAAATCGGACAATAACCCTTACCATTCACACCCAATCTCCCCCTTTTTATTCCTCTTCCACCTGCCCCGTCCGTATGTGCTCTTCGTACTTCAGGCACTCGTAGTAGCGTCTCTTTTCGGGGCAGTCAAAGCGAAACAGCTCATCTATTTTCGCGTTCTCTTCGTCGCAAAGTTGTCTATGTTCCTTCGGGCACTTCTTGTTTCTCATGGTCCCCCCTGTGATACCAGCAGTCTCACCTGTTCGTCCATCCAGTCTTTATACCTCATGCTTGCGGGAACGTAGTACTGGTTCCCGCCTATCGGTTCAAGTCCGGGTCTGTACTTATCGAAGATGTCACCCGTCGAGGGGTCTCTGTAGGCTTTCGGCGAAGCCTTGGAAGCGTCGAATATGGGGTCTGTCCGGGCTATCCTTGTTCCCTCCGGCTCTTCCACACCGTCAAGCCCGAGTTCCTTCCACGTTTTCGAGACGGGAACCACCGTGCACCTGCACATCGGGTGGATATTCACCATCTGATATGCCGTGGACTCGTCGGTGGTCGGTAACAACTGACCGTCCAAAGCCGCGCATTCGTCACAGGTTCTGTCATCCAAAGTAGAAAGGTGTTCATAGTGGTCTATAACTTCCGTGTTGGTATCGTAGGTGTAGGCCGCTGCAACCAAACCTGCAACCCACGGCTCATTTGAAGCCAGGGACATAGCGTAGTTGTAGACACCGTTCCATGCTTCGCCCGCCAACTGCTCTTCCGCCATCCCCGTGGTCAACGCCGGAGCCTCGCGGAACTTCCGGGTCATGATCGACTGCATCTTCTTCCGGGTTTTGAGCCTGGCCCGCGCAAGCCTTTCTTCCGGGGTCGCCCCTTTAAACTCAAGGTTCCAGTAGTCGGGGATCCCCATGTAACCCGGCGGCTTCATTCTCTCGGGCAGCATCATGTCAACGATATGCAGCGCACCCTCCGCAGAGGTGTACATCGCTTCGTTGACCCTCTTTTTCAATGTGCGCTCGAACTCCGCGTGGAACTCGCGCCCGACCTTCACATACGCCCTGGTCTTTAAGACCGCCCCCCAGTCGGACTTCGCGACCCTCTTTATATCCGGCTTGAATGAGGCGTGGAGTTTTTCCGCTTCAAGTCTTGCTAGTTGGCTCTGGCGGTGTACCCTCTTCCTCAGCTCAATAACATCGTAGTCTGCTCTAACACGGACCCTCTCAGCCGGTATTACATTGGTAGTGGCGGAGCCTCGCATGATACTCCTTTGACACGATTCTCCTTAGCCCAAAGAGGCTGTAGGTTCCAAAGGCTCCAGCACTGCTTAAACTCCTCATCGTGGACAAACTCATAATCAAAATCTGCTATTGGGCGTATGTGGTCTATATGCCAGTCGCCATAGTTATCCCAGGTCATACCCCGCTTGAACTGAGATTCCAAATGGTCCATCAAGTCATCAAGGGTATATCCGACTAGCTCTTCCCAGTGGTGGCCGTTCTTTCCCCAGTAAAGAGAATGCCGCATTCTGCTACCAATACGCTGACTCAATTCTCGCTTCTTTGGGTTTCCCTGGATCGCATTGCGCCAACATTCTCGCGAACAAAATCTGCGTCCCTCTTCAACGTAATGTCGTTTTGTCGAGTACTCCCTGCCACACCATTCACAGGTGAGTGTAATGTCCTCCCTGCGAGATGCTGCGAAACATTCGTTGGAACAATAATCGCCCACTTGCGATGGTATCCGGTAAAACCGTTTGCCACATACAATGCACTGACACTTGATTCTTTCGAGTCTGTCTAGCGCAGCGCATTCTTTGGAACAATATTTGCCATTACCATCCCTAATAACGTGTGGCTTGACCGAAAAATGCTTGCCGCAAACGAGACAAACTCTGTCAACCACTCGTTTCCTCCTGTGGTAGCTTTTCTAGGGCTGGTCGCTTAGGAGGTTCGCCAACCTTTCTGCCTTGAGCCGTGGCAACGGTCTCCTCCACTTCTTCCTTCTCTATCCTTGACTTCTCACCGGGGCCAGATTCGTCTTGCTCCCAGTCATCCAGGTCATTCACAAACTGTTTCAGGATTCCATAAGCAGACTCGTTTGATATAATTCCCTGGGTGGAGAAGTTCATCAACGCGGTCGAGAGGTTTGCCAACGCCTGCGCTTTCAGGTTGGCCTCCTCCACCACGAGCTCGGGGAACGTCACCGTGACGTCCTCCACGTTTGCTCCCCGGCGAATAATCTCCTCGAAGTAGAACTTCAGGGTGTCCTGCCGATCCATGAACGCCTTCAACGTGGGCATCGAGAGGGCTTGCGTCGTTGCCAGGTTCGACTCACCCGTGTCCCCGTACCAAGACTCGGGATGCTTGAAGGCCGCCATTATCTGCAATTTGATAGCCCTGGCCCCCGACGATGAATCGCTCCACTTCCCGTCCGGGGATGACTGCTCCCATTCTTCGTTGGGCCCATGAGCTATTATCGTACCCGGCATCGGCGCGCCCTTGTGGACCGTTGTCACCTCCGAGGGCTTTATCCCCCCCGAACACTTGACGAACCAGTTGATGCAGCCGATGAGGTAGTTTCTTCTGGACATGTCGTCCAGCCACCGCTTGTGCTGTGCAAGCCACCGCAAGACCACCGCCAGGTCGCTTCTGCCTCGGAGTTCGTTATGCGAGGTGTTCAACGCTATGTGTACTATTTCATCTGAGGGAATCCACTCCGTGGCCTGTTGGCTGGACTGCGCCCCGGAATCATCCATCTTCCCCAGCTTGGCGTACTTCCTCAAGTACCTTTCGGGCGAACCCATGTCCACGCAATCGATAGCCTCTATCTCCAGGGGGTCGACCAGGGACAGGGCCGCCACGCCCGCCCTCATTCCGTACTGATTCTGGGGGTGAATCCTGACAAAAGACTCCCCGTCCCTCGCGGACTCCTCCGTGATCTGCTTCTCCAGGAGCGCCCAGTTGTTCAGCTTGCAGAAGAGGTCTATCCGCTTCTGCGCTTCGTCCCCGTCCTGCGTGTCGATCTTCGTACCCTTGCCGATGACAAAGAACCTGAGATAATCGCAGTAGGACTTTGCCATTGGGTTGGTCGACCACGCCTTGAACGCGTTCTTGAGGTCGGTCTGTACGTCGTTCAAAGAGCGGTTTCTTTTCGTCCCCGCGCC